CTGCTTGAGATAGTTGTTCCGGGACTGTGTATGGTGGCTCAGTAGGCTCGCCAACCTCAGCGCGACGTATAGAGTCCTGGTTTGTGATTGCTGGCTCTTCAGTCAGCGCTTCCGATGTTTTTGTTCTTGCGTTCCTAAAGTAGCCCGCAATGCCACCTGTAACCGCACCTATTGCAGCCCCACCCGCAGCAGCAGTAACAATCGCTGCTATTGCATCCTGTGCGGAATAGGGAGATTCAATATCTTCTTTGTGAGCATAAACAAATGGCTGAATAGCTGCTTCTGTTCCTGCTGTAAGTGCTGCAGTGGTGCCTGCCGTTCGCAATGCCGTACCAAACGCTGTCAGCCCTTTGGATGCCGTCGTTACTGTAGCTATTGGCATGGTTGCTATATTGATAGGGTCAAGCATGAATGCCGTAGCGCTACCAAGAAATTGCGCTGTACCTGGACCCTCAGCAAGAACTGATTCTGCATACGCCCGACGACGCGCAAGCATGGTATTTCTTTCATCTCGCAATACGCGGTCAGTCTTAATTAAGTTTGAGTAGTCGGTATCTTCTAAATCGCGCGATAGCTTATTGAAGTCAAATTGACCATCACCATATTGATATGACTCCGGATCAACGATGCCTTGGTTAATTAGGTTAATTGCGTTTACTCGCCTCTCTTGGTACATCTCCTTGTTGAGCAAGCTAGAGATAGACAGGTTTTCATCAATTGTTAGTCCAACCGCAGCCGAAAAGGTTTCTCCGAATGTCGGATCATCTTGAACCTCGGGCGCTACAGCGGGTGGCCGCAACATAGATTCAAGACCTCGACGGTCCTTTCCAGAGACGAAAGGCATTAGAGTATTGGAACTCCCTTTCTGGTAGGCGGCGCTACTCTGTATCTAGAAGGCAAATAGTCTAATAACTCCTCGCTGATCATAATTTCTACCGGCGACTCAACACCCATAGAGTTTTTAGCAAATAGCTGAACCATGCCAGAACCAGGATCTACAACGTAGTACCCACCCATTCCGCTATTGACCAAGCGAGAGTTTTTTAATCTTGATACTGCTTGCTCGTCGGTGTACCCCGTTACGCCATCAGGCGCAAACAACCTCAGCATCTCAGGTGAAAATTCGTCTACGATATCCTCAAACACGTCTTGATCTAAGCCCCTGGGAAGCTCAAGTCTATAATCGTTGTACTCACCAATACCGCCGGTAACAGCATCAATCGAGGCAACAAACTCATCTTCTGAAAACTCAGTAGGATCGGTACGAGTGGCAGCGTAATGAGCTAGCGCCGCATTAATAACAATGGCTTCATCCTCACCCGCAGTACCAGGTCTACGATATGTGTCGCCAACATAATCACTAAACGCGGTGAGATAGTCCCGTTGGCTTGGATTGGAAACTGTTTTTTGACGCAACATTGCATCGCCTTGGAATATAAGGCTTGCCGTATCTATATCGCCAATAGCACCAGCCATAGCAAATAGCTGTCCATTCTTCTCAGATATCTGCTCCCAGATTTGTGGCGCTTGAGACGATGCTTTTTGAAACGTCAAAGCAAGCACGCCTTTCTCTTCTGGAGTGGCTCGATTGATATAACTGACTACGGATTGCGCTTCATTTTGAGTAAAAAAATTAGCTTCGTATGCGGGACCAAGTCTTTCGTCATAGACAACATACGGCTTAGTAGCGCGTAATTCATCTAGCCTTCTGTCAATAGAGCCGCTGATGTCATTAAGATCAAACGGTTGAACACTTATTGATCCAGTTTTTCCAAGAAAATCAAGAACTTGCCCTTTTTGGAATGCCGAATCCATGCTTCCCAAATAAGTTTCCGCATTCTTAATAAAATCTGATCGACGTTTTTGTTCGTCAATAGACAGGCCGGCAGTAGGCATTGCCCGAGCCTCTTGCACTCATTCCAAAATTACTGGACCAGCAGATCCATGCAAGACCTTGAGATCCTCGTTTGACTCTACCATATCGTTGTATCGTCTTGAGATATCCTCATCCTGCAGCGTAATGACCCGCTTTGCCATTTCATCAAGCGTGCTCTGATTAACGATATCGCCATTACTAATAATGGTATCTGCAGAAGATATATCTTCCTTTAGGTCGGACCTTAGCGCCTTGACTACCTCTGTTTTTCTGCCGACCTCACTTTTTGCTTTTGCCTTTAAGCGATCAATGTCGGTAGGATCAAGCCCAGGTGGAGGGTTTTTATCGAGCGACTCAATATAAGCCACTGCTTGATCTGGATCTTCTATGCCATTAATTCGCAATATTTCTCGCTCATACGAGATTTTTTGCTGACTTGCATTAGTACGTCGTTCTAGATCAAACGGTGTAAAGTATTCGGCAGCCTCACTGCTTTCGTATAACCGACGCAAATCATTCTCAGCAGTAACACGCTCGGTGGGGTTTTTACCAAAGATCGATTGATCAATAAGCTGAGTTTCCCGCTGTGCGAATACACTCATGCCTTTCTCGATTCGAGCCTGGTTTGCAGTGCGCCTAACGCCCACTCGCTTACTGACAGCGTATGCCTCAACATCTAGGTCGAGAAGCTGCTGCTGCACTGGGTCATCAAATCGAGTTGGAATTTTGCCCCTAATATTAGCTACAGCATTATCAAAGAACGCTTCTTGCTGATCTTCGGGCTGCAAAGCGGCTTCTTCAGCAGCTAATGTTATTTCTTCTGTGTACTGAACCTTAAACTCGCCTTCATCGATGCGACGCTGAACGTCTGCTTCTTTTTCTGCAATTCGCTTTTGTCGCTCTTGCTCTATCTCTATTTCTCTTTGGCGTTGCTGCTGCAAACCAAAGGCAACATCGCCAGCTTGTTCGGCAAGCCTGCCCATTGCTCGTGCAGCCCCGGCACCAAACTCTTCAGGTGTAGCGCGAACCCTCATTGGTCTAGCGCCAATATCTGCCGTCATTCGAGTTTGTGCTTTGTATGTAGGAACTTTCACTCATCACCCCCCATCTGAGCAATCTTAGAGCCAGCAGAAAGCAGAGAAGATGCCGCTCTAAAGTATCCAGCCCGCTGAGCTTGAGCGCCACGCATTCTTTCAAGTCTCGCCTGTAACCTCTGCTCGGTTGCTGACTCCAAGGCAGCCTGCTGGTCAATCGATGCGTTATATCGACGCAAGGCAATCTCTTCATCAGCTTCCTGAGCATTATCTAGCAAGACCTGTAATGGCGTGCCACTTGTTGCAATGAATCCGTTGTATCGAAAGGCGGTACCAGTAGATGCCTGTATGTCGGAAAAGTCATCTCGGAATCTAGCAATATCAAACTCTGATGCTCGTTTGATTTGCTCGGCTTGCTGCTCTGCAACTTTTGCAGATCGTTCAGACATTTGAGCATTAAACTCGCCTGCTGTTCTAGCCGCCGTACCTTCTGCAATCGCAGACCTAGCGCTTAGCAGGGAGCTTCCTGCTGTTGCCGCGATTGCTATTGCTGTTACTGGATCTGCCATGATTTACCTATCAAACGTCTGTAATCGAGGATAGATAGACAGAATTGTCAGCGGTAGCGGCTGATCCTGCTTGACGACTACAAACCCATCATTGTTGTAGCCGCTAGGAAACTCGATAAATTTATCACCAGTGTATAACGGGACCGGATTATCCATAGACATAGCCGAATCCCTAAACGGAATTATATCAAGGTCAGTCTCGGAGGGTCCTATCTTTGCGCCTACTGAATTTAACACGCGGATATCAATATCGCTAATACGCTTGTTTTTAGCCTGGGCAGTACCCTCAGTGCCGCCTGCTTCTATCCGCATCGTTTGCAAAATTGAGTCGTATGGTAACCCTGCGTGTGCTTTAGTAACAGCCCTGTCTAAAGTAACGCTACCAGAAGAAACAGTTTTGTCTGCGTGAACAGCACCATCAGCTAGGATGGATACTGTTTCTCCATCAAGATGATCTAGTCCATCAAGGACCGTAAACGTTGATGGATATGTATCCTTGGTTACACCAGAGTCTAAGAAAAACGCATCTTCTATGTCCGAGCCAAAGTCGATAGGCTTCAGCCTTTCAATTTGACGACGCTCATCGCCATCAATGTCCCTTTTAACCGACAGATAGACCTCTTCTTCACCCGCATTAGCGCTAGAGATAACAGCCACACTCTCAACAAAGCCGTAAGGGAATGCGGTACTAAGGCGCCCACCCAGTATGTGCTCATGCCAGGCGACTACATCCTCTTCGCGTCGATACGTCATAGCGACCAGCTTGCCATTCTCTAGCACGCACCAAACCACGTTATTAGGCTCCTGCTGATAGGCCATCTCTTTAATGCTGCCTTCAGTGATATGTTCTGCCAGTAGCGTCATATCCGGTGCGATATATGAGTCTGTATCAAAGTTATAGACAAGCTCTCTGATCTTGCGTTGCTCTCGCTGAACAAATAGCGCAGTAGCGCCAATAGCTAAAGGCTGAATATCAGCGCTGCCGTACCTTGCTTGCTGTTTGATTTGAGTGTTTAGTGGTGTGATAGGCGCATCAACCGAGCCAGCTCTTACAGCAAACTCACCGCCCGAGGTGCCGACTAGCAATACCCTAGATGATGTTAGATAACGAATGACATTAACCTGGTTAGATCCAATGGTATAAATCAGCGCGCTATCGTCTGCTACGCCAGCAGTAAAGTTGGTGTAATCGCCACTTACTGAGAAGTATAAAGTCTGTGGCTCTGCTGCCGTGTTAGCAAACACTAACCTTTGCTCAAAGAAGGCAATGCAAGCAGGGTACCCAGTGGTATCAGAGAACGCGCCTAACTGATATTCATCATCGGCAACCAGGTCACCAGTCAGTGTTATTGACGTGCCTTCATTCTGAAAATGCACATCATTACTCGTTGAAAGCGTTAGGATGCTATCCGTAGCTGCAACAATTAGCGCGCCAGAAAAATTATTACCATTAACCAGGGTGCCGCTTGATGGCGTTGAGCTTCCACCTGCAACGCTTATTGAGCCTCTTGTCTTTGGGTCTCGCAATTCAAACTTTACATCTGCGTCTGTTGCAGTTGGATCAAAAGAGACCTCAAACACATCCTCATTTAGATCTACCGCCCCACCTCCAGATGGATATGTCGCGTTAAATCCTGTGTCAGTGACTCCGTTAAATTCAACCAAATCCCCGTTAATTAAATTGTGAGGCGTATAAGTTTCTACCTCCACCTCATTTGCACCAGCCGAGGTGTGCCATGTCTTAATGTTCAGATCTGATGATCCGCTTGCGCTAATTCTCATGCCGACCTTGAATCCTTCATCAAGGAAGTTGCCAGCACTGTCCTCGATAAAGTCATTGTGAGACAAGCCTGTAGCATCAGGGTCGCCTTCATGGAAGCTAATCGTGCTTGCCGTATACGCTGGCATTAGCTCCTCTCTGAAGTCTTCATTCTCTAAGACGGTAGCAGTTACCTCGCTAGTCGATACAAAACTCGCTATTTCAGCATAACCGTCATGTAGCTTGATTAGCCTGCCAACATCATCAGAGCTAAATATAGCTGATGAATCTGGGGATGTTGCTGATGCCGTAATGGTTACAGTGCCAGTCCTGCCATCTGCTAACACTTTTGTGCTATCTATAGGACTATCGAGAAATGGACCACGCCGAAACTCTATATTGGTAATGGTCCAAGACGTATCGGATGTGCGCGCTATCTGTTTAGGCTTATGGTCTGGATGCACGATATACATGATATCGGCAGACTGAGTAAACTTGAGTCCTGCTAGCTGTGCAGCAGTGTACTCGGTAGTCACCTCTATCGGCGTGCCGCCGCCTACAATGGCGCCATCTTTATAGATACGAAACTTGAGATTTGAAAACTCGAGCACATAGGTCTGCTCTACGTTAAATTCAAACGGTATTAGTCTTACTGATGAGCTTGCCGATGGCGTTGGAGCGCTAGCAATAAACTCAGTGCCAGGTCTGCGGGTGACACCGCCCTGAGGAAAGGTCAGAAAGTTTTGTAGCTTCTTACAGCCGTTGTAATACTTATTGAGATCGGTACGACCGTCTAGCTTGGGCGAAAGCTCACCAGCAGTAAAGTTAGTGAACGGCGCGCTTGATTTCGCCATGACTTAAAACCTCGATCGTATAAAGGTATCTGCCTCAATAGCACCCGAATCAGACACGCTGGTTATGCTAGCCGGGGTGCCTTCAGTCGCACTAACAAACCGCGCTTCCTTGAGCTTGTCCTCGTACATGATACGCATCTGCTGCGCCAGGCTGTTGCTACCCACTATGGGATACGCAATATCAGCAGCAATTGCCGCAGTCAGAGTTTCGAGCAACAAAGAGTCGTACTCGCTAGTATCGGTGATACGCGCCAAGTAGATGAGATCAACCGTATCTTCGTCGCAGAGAATCTTCCGACCTTCAAGTCGGTAGGGGATGTCGTGATAGCGGAGATACAAAACACGCAGGCAGTAAGGGTCAGCAGGAAGCGTAAATGCGTTATCGAACTCAAAAGCCGGTTTAACTGCATCGGGTGCAAGCGTCACTCTGCGCGTTAGTGCTTTCCAAGGATGTGCTCGGAAAACAGAATCTCGGATGTATTCGTATCGCTGGTTACAGATACGAGCAGCCTTACTATCCTC